CCAGGTTTAGAAAAATTTGGAAGTAACTTATCCATTTTAGTATCAACATATTATATACCAGCAGATAAAGTAGCGATTTCTCCTTATTTAGAACGAATGTAATGAGCAAAATTAGAAAACCAATACCAAAAACCCAAAGACAATTAAGTGTTGAACAGCAAACTGCTTATGACACTGAAAGAGGTAATCCTAATGCTAGAATTAACCCTAATGAATCAGAAACGGGAATAGATTTTAATAGATCTACAAAACTAAGCTTTAAAGAAGATTCTACAAAACCATTTTCAATAGGTATACAAGATCTTGATGAAGCAGTATTTTATTATTTTAAAAATGTAATTAAACCCTTTGTATTCCAAAATGGGGAAAGAAGAAATGTTCCAGTAATATATGGTTCACCTGAAAGGTGGAAATCCTTTCAACGTGATGGTTATTATAGAGATAAAGATGGTGCTATAATGTTACCTATTATTGTTTTAAAACGGGATACATTAACTAAAGATAGAACAGTGTCTAATAAGTTAGATGCTAATGGGGTAAATTTATATGGATCATTCCAAAAAAAGTACAGCCCAGATAATTTTTATAATAATTTTTCTGTACTAAATAATAAAAAACCTGTAAAAGAACACTATGCAGTAGCTATGCCTGATTTTGTAACATTAGAATATAGTGTTATCGTGCAGTCCTATTATATGGAACAATTAAACAAAATTATAGAAGCTTGTGAATATGCCTCAGATGCTTATTGGGGTAATCCAGAAAGATTTAAATTTAGAGCTTTTATTGATTCTTTTTCAACTGAAACTTCTTTAACCCAAGGTATGGATAGATTAGTAAAAGGAACATTCAAAATCCAATTAAGAGGATATATTATACCTGATACAATCCAAAAAGAAATGCATTCAATTCAAAAATGGAATTCTAAATCTAAAGTTACAATTAATTTTGAAACTACTAGTAATGCTGACACATTTAAACCCGGAGTTAGAACTTTTCCTGGTGGGCAAACTCGTCAAGAGTAATTTGGAGATCGTTAAATAGTTATGTATATTAAGGTTACTGAAACTAACCACAGTTATATAGTAGTAAATGAAGAAAACACCAAAAATATTTTCACATGGTAGTTATATAGGGACTACGGGGTATGCAAATCATACTAGAGCATTTTATAGAGAACTTTCTAACCTCTATGATTTAAAGGTTAGAAACTTTACAATAGGTAAATCTTGGGATGGTTTTAATGATGAACCTCATAATGGGGAAGAAGATTTTGATGATAAAGATAAAAAGTTATTAGTAGAACAATCTTTATGGGATAATGATAATTCCCTTCAACATTACCCCTTTTATAAAGAACACCCAAACACTTTTAAACATAATGTAAATATTATCCTTAATGAAACTAACCATCATTTTTTCTATCAAAACTATGATGGTCCTAAGATTGCTTATAATGTTTGGGAAACTACAAGACAACCTGATTATTTTTTCAATCAATTAAAAACTTTTGATCAAGTTTGGGTTGCTTCTAAATGGCAAAGAGATTGTACTATAGAACAAGGAATAGAACCTCATAAAGTAAAAGTAGTACCTGAAGCTGTAGATGGGTCAATTTTTAAACCTAATAATAAATCAACCCTTCCCGAATATAAAGATAATAGGTTTAAATTTATTTTATTTGGTAGGTGGGATTATAGAAAATCTACTAAGGAAATTATAGAATCTTTTTTACAAGAATTTAATGAGGATGAACCCGTGGATTTAATAGTATCTATTGATAACCCCTATGCTAAAGATGAATTTAAATCTACAGAAAATAGACTTAAAAACTATAATTTAAATGACCCCAGAATTAAAATAAAACATTTCCCAACTAGGAAAGAATACATTAAGTATTTACAAAAGGGGCATGTTTTTTTATCTTGCGCAAGATCAGAAGGATGGAATTTACCTCTAATTGAAGCTATGGCTTGTGGTACTCCCTCCATTTATTCTAACTGTAGTGCACAATTAGAATTTGCAGAGGGGTTAGGATTACCTGTAAACATATTATCTACATCAAAAGCTAAAAAAGGTGAATATAGTAGTTTTTCTCAAGAAATGTTAGAGGGGGAATTTTATGATCCCGATTTTAATGACTTAAAAAAAGTAATGAGAGATGCTTATATTAACTATAAAAAACATAAAAAACGGGCATTAAAAGAATCTATTGAAATACGAGAAAAATTTACATGGGAAAATGCTGCTAAAATCGCAGGTAAAGAAATTGAAGATTTGTTAGAAAGTTTACCTAAGAATAAAGTGGAAATAAGTTTTAATTTAGGTCCTAAAGTAGAAGTACTAGGTCATCATAACAACAAATATTTTGTTGAATTTATAGATGGGTCTACTAATAAAACCCTTCATAGTAGTACCATCAGTAACAATATGTGGACTAAATGTAATAAAAGCTATCATATACCTTGGATAATAAAAATAAATGGTAAAATAGTACACACCTTTAGTTTAAAAGATAAAACTGTAAAAATATCATTTGAATCAAAATCAATAGGAGATACCTTAGCTTGGGCACCTCAAATAGTAGAATTTAAAAATAAATATAAATGTAATGTCATAGTTAGCACATTCCATAATGAGTGGTTTAAAAATTTAAAACCATATAAAGATATAACATTCGTAAACCCTGGAGATAACCCCCCAAGTTATGCCCATTTCCAAATTGGGTGGTTTAGAGATGAAAAAGGAGGATGGAAAAATTTCTCCGACCATCCTAACCAAGTAAATACTATCCCTTTAATAAAAACATCAAGTGATATTTTAAATATTCCTTATACTCCTATAAACCATGGTATTAATTTTACCCCACATAAAAGACCTATAAAAGGAAAATATGTTTGTATAGGACCTCAATCAACATCTGGGTTAAAAGAATGGCCTCATGAAAATTGGAGAAATTTAGCTAAGATATTACATTCTAAGGGTTATAAAGTAGTTAGTTTAACTTTAAATGGTTTTAAGGGAACTAATATAATAGATAAATCAAAATTACCTTGGGATGAACTATTTAATTATATACACCATTCCGATTTATTTATAGGACTAGGATCAGGATTATCTTGGATAAACTGGGCTTTAAATAAACATACAATAATGATAAATAATTTTGTTCCTTATGGGTATGACATACCTAATAACTTAACTAAAATTGAAAACCATAACGTATGTAATAATTGTTGGACTCATAATACTCATGTATTCGATGCAGGGGACTGGGATTGGTGCCCAGAAAATAAGGGAACACATAAACAACATATTTGCCAAAAATCTATTTCCGTAGAACAAGTATTACATAAAATAAAACCTTTACTTAATGAATAATAAATTTGTTTGGACAACAGGAGGGAACCAAAATTATTTATCAATGATTGAGGTACTTGCTAAAAGTTTACTAAAATATTCAGAATACAAACTTATAGTATATGGTTTTAATTGTGATTCTACAATTGATTTACCTAATGTAACTAATAAAAGAATTAATTATAATCCTAAACCTACTATAAATTCTACACATGAACCCGATTTATTTCATAAAGATTATTCTATATATTTTGCTAAGTATTTAGCAAATCTAGATTCATTAGAAGAAAATTATAATAACTTTGCATGGATAGATGGTGATGCTTTTGTAACTGAAAATATCGATAACTCTTTACAATACTTATCATCTTTAAAGGATTACCCTTTATTTGCTCAATATTTTCATAAAGACATTAATCAATGGAGACATCATAAAGGTATAAGATTAGAAGGTAATTATGGGGGTGAGATAGCTGCTATAAAGAACATTAAAAGAAACCCAAACCAAAAATTATTGGCCGCTAATTTTTATTTTTATAATAGGGATAGTAAACCATTCTTTGAAAAATGTTTAGAATGGAATAAAGAATTAAATAATTATAGCCTTAAACTATATGCAGATGACAATGCTTTTTCCGAAGAAAGAGTAGCAAATAATGTATTATGGGAAGAAAACAAAATATTAGATTTACCAATTACCTGGAATAACTATTATAGTTCAAAAGAAGAAACTTTAGTTAACCCATATTTTTTAAAACAAGGATTTGATGTTATGTACGATAAATCTTCATTAGAACCCTATTTTATACACGGACCAGACCCTTCAGTAAAACCCAAAAGTGCTAAAACTTTAGAAAAAGCATTTAATGATTATAATATTATGAAAAATAAAAATTTAGTTATTATTTTATGTTATTGCGATACCCAACGTAAACTTGACTTATTATCCAATATGATTTTATCATTAAAAGATAAATATGATATATTGGTATCTACCCATTCCCCTCTTCCAATAGAAATTCAAAATAATATAGATTATTTAGTGTATGATAAGAGTAATCCTATTCTAAAATATCCTGAAAGAGGAATGGTATTTTGGAAAAGCGTTAATATTGAATGTACACCATGTGGTGAAAAACCTCCAATAAAAATATCACATATGATGAATGATTATGGGTGGACAGTTTTCAATTTAAAAAAGAATGCTATTGCTTTTTGTCAAAATTTAGATTATTCTCACTATTCTTTTATAAATTACGATATAGAAATAACTCAGGGGGTGTTAAATATGATTAATAATCCAAAAGATTTTATATGTAGTGATTTTAAAGATCCTACTACTAATGCCTCTTTATTCCCAAGCCTATTATTTAATATTTTAAGTAAAGAAAATGCTAACAAAATTAATAACTTAATATCCAAACAAGAATATACTAGCTCAAACCCAACAACGGGACAATCTTTTACAGATGCAGAAGCATATTGGGGTCATTTAATTTCTAATTTTAATTATGTTAAAGTTGAAACTGAAATTGTAGGAATGTTAAATACAGGAAACCCTGATGTATTAAATTATAATAAAAGTAATGATCAATACAAATTGTTTTTTTCTGAAAATAAAGTTTTTATATATGATAATTTTGAAGAAAAACAAATAAAGATAAGAGTAAATGGAGAGGATATTACCTTAAATGATAAACAATTTACTGTATATTTTTCTAAAATAGAAGACCTGGGATATTATCATAATAATGAACTAATAAACCTTACTTCTAAATTAGAAAGTGATATTTATAATAGAATAGAATAATAATATTTATAAACAAAATAAAAAATGAGTACAACAAAGTTATTACAAGAAGAGTTACAAAAATTAAAAGATTTCCAAAGATCAGAAAACGAAATTACTTTTTCCCTAGGCCAAATTGAATTAAGGAAAGTATTTTTAGAAAAGGATAAAAAAAATCTCCAAAACCAATATCAATCACTCCTCCAAGACCAAGAAAAAACAGGTAAAGAATTACAAGAAAAGTATGGAGAAGGTAATATTGACCTAGAAAAAGGAGAATTTATTAAACTAAAATAGTTCTTTGAGAAAATCTTTAATATGTATAATAAAACAATATTAAAAATAACATATAAAGATGGCAGAAACATTATTATCTCCAGGTGTATTAGCTAGAGAAAACGACCAATCATTTATTACTCAACAACCAGCAGAAATTGGTGCTGCTATTATAGGACCAGCTGCTTTAGGACCTGTTGAAGTACCTACATTGGTTACCTCTTTTAGTGAATATACAGCAATTTTTGGTACTACAGTACAAAGTGCATCCGTTGCTTATTCATATTTGACTTCATTAGCAGCGAATAACTATTTTCAAAGTGGTGGAACAAGTTTACTAGTTACTAGAGTAACTCCAGAAACCTTTACTTCTGCTACAAGTTCATTTATTAACACCGTAGATGGTTCAGAATTAAAAACAGGTACAGGTGCTGATATAGCTACTAATGCCGCAGCTTTATTTGCTGCAGGTGTTGATGCTGGTTCAGATTTTACAGGGTCTATAGACGGAGCTACAGCATATGATCTTACAAATGCTACCTTTTCAACAAATGGTAGTGGAACAGGAGCTACATTTAAACTTTCTATTGATGCCGGTGCACCAGTAGCAATAACAGCTTCAACCGCGGGTACAGGGTACAATTTAGGAGACACATTAACTTTTTCAACAAACGATAATGGTGGTTCACCAATTGTAGCAACAGAATTATCAGGTTCAGCTACATTTGGATCAACAGATACTTATGATGCAGGAACAACTACAATTAACCCTTCATCAACAACAAGTACAACTGCAACTGGTCAAGCTTGGTCTTTAACTTTTGATGGTGGAGCAGGTGCCTCAGCATTAACTACTATTACAGCTACTACTGCTGGAGAAGGAGTTAAAGTAAATGATACATTTACTTGGTCCGGAACTGTTCTACAAGCAGCTTTAGGAGGAGTAGCAGGTACAGATGTAGTACTTACAGTAACATCAGCAGATTTAACTGCCGGAACTTTTACAGTAACTTTAGTTGCTGCTAATTTATCAGATGATGTTACACCTTTTGAATTAGAAACAATTTCAGAAGGAGGGGTAATGAATACCGGTACAACCGAATTAACAGGTGGTGCTTTATCAACAGGATCAGCAGAAAATGTTCGTTGGTCAATTCCTTCAGTAAATACAGCTTCAGGAACATTTAGTTTGCTTATTCGTAGAGGTAATGATAATACAAACCAACAAGTAGTATTAGAACAATATAATAACTTATCACTAGACCCATATCAACCAAATTATATATCAGCACAAATTGGTGATATTAATAAAAATTTAGTTAATGAGGGATCAGATTACTTCATTCAAGAATCAGGATCTTACGCTAATTTATCAAGATATGTAAGAGTAAAATCAGTAAATTTAAAAACACCAAATTATTTCGATAATAATGGTCAAGCAAAATCTGAATTTACAGGTTCTTTACCAGCAGTATCTTCTGGTTCATTTAATGGAGCAGAGGGAGAAAATATAACAACAGCTACTTCAGGACGTGTTGCTAATTTTTATGGAAACATAGGAGATGGCGCTGCATTTGATACACAAGGATTAACTGGTAGTAATTATGATAACGCAATTGCTCTATTAGGAAATGTAGATGAATACCAATATAATGTTATTAGTGCTCCTGGGTTACTTAACGCAACTCACGCAACTCAAACAACATCTTTATTATCAAATACAATCCAAAGAGGCGATGCAATCGCAGTACTAGATTTAGTAAAATATGGTAGTTCAATAGCATCAGTTTCACAAGCTGCTGCTGCATTTGATAACAGTTATGCTGCAACTTATTGGCCATGGGTTCAAATGATTGATCCACAAACTGGCGAATTAGTTTATTCACCAGCTTCAACTGTAATTCCTGGAGTGTATGTATTTACAGACGCTTCAAGTGAACCATGGTTTGCACCTGCTGGATTAACTAGAGGAGCTTTAGGTCAAGTAGTTAGAGCTGAAAGAAAATTATCTGCAACTAATAGAGATACTTTATATGAAGCAAACGTTAACCCATTAGCAACTTTCCCACAATCTGGAGTAGTTGTATTTGGTCAGAAAACATTACAAAAACGTGCCAGTGCTTTAGATAGAGTAAATGTACGTAGACTATTAATTTCCCTTAAAGGATTTATATCTGGAGTAGCTGATGGTTTAGTATTTGAACAAAATACAATTGCTACAAGAAATAACTTCTTAAGTGTAGTTAACCCATATTTAGAAGGAGTACAACAAAGACAGGGATTATATGCTTTTAAAGTAGTAATGGATGATACCAATAACACAGCATCTACAATAGATAGAAATGAGTTAGTAGGTCAGATTTTCTTACAACCAACCAAAACAGCAGAATTTGTAATCCTAGATTTCAATGTATTACCAACTGGAGCAACATTTCCAGCGTAAGAATTAAAAAGATAAATATTTATAATAAAATAAAAAAATAAAATGGCAGTATTAGATCCAAACGAAATATTTTTCACCGCTTTTGAGCCAAAACAAGCAAACAGATTCGTCATGTATATTGACGGTATTCCTGCTTATTTAGTAAAAGAAGTAGGGGCTGTAACCTTATCACAAGGTACAGTTGAATTAAATCATATTAATGTATCAAGATATGTAAAAGGAAAATCCACTTGGGATCCAATTTCTTTAACATTATTTGACCCAATTACACCATCTGGAGCACAAGCAACTATGGAATGGGTACGTTTACACCACGAATCAGTTACTGGTCGTGATGGGTATAGTGATTTTTATAAAAAAGATCTTACTTTTAACGTACTAGGACCTGTAGGAGATATTGTATCTGAATGGATTATAAAAGGTGCATTTATTACAAGTACATCATTTGGAGATTATAATTGGGATACTGTAGATACTGCTCAGAACATAAGCATTACAGTACAACCAGATTATTGTATCTTAAACTTCTAAAAATTTTACCCACCCCTGATTT